TGTTTCATGAGGTCATTCACGATATACGTGTATGTATCATCAGCGGGCAAGCCCATTGCAGTACAGCAAACCTTGCGCAAAATTGCCGTAAGAAGGCTCTTGCCAATAGACGATTTACCCGCTAACAGAACAGCGTACGGCGCGGCGTGCATGCCGAGAGAGTCAAGCTTATGTGCAACCTCGGTGTGACGTGCCTCTACCATAGTACCCTTACTCTTCCAGGAATTGCGCACACTAAGCTGTCTGGACTCAGCAGCAACTCTGTCGCGAATGTCCTTACGCAGATCGTCACCAAACTTGAGGAACTCGTGGTAATAAATCATAGAGTCGCCAGCAAAATTCGGAATTCCTGAATCGAGTTTCGCGATGTCCGCGTGCATGAACCAATCATAACGCCGGAAGATGTCGTTGTCAGCATCATCAATGTCAAAAAAAGATGATAAAGATCCAGTAACGTACGACGTGTAAAGCCGGTCATACATCGCCATAAACTCGCTGACAATCGCATGACCCTTAAACCCTGCGATAGCTTTCATATTGGCAGTGAAGCCTGCAGAACCAACAATGGACTCCCAGTTCTTCCCATTCTTAATGCCAAAATACAGCGCTCCGAGTGCAAAAGTAAGTCGGAGTGTGCATTTGACAATCCAGAAAAGGTCAGTCTTGGCAAAAGAGGCAATATCGTCATACAACTGGCTCATCGAGCTTCCACCACCAGCATTGAAGACGAATTCAGAACGGTCAAGCGCATCAGGCCCGCGCTCACAAAAATCCCGCATGACGCCCTCAGAGCATACGTAGAAGACCCACGTGGTGAATCGTGATAGGTTGACGTCACGACAAAGTGCAAGCATTATGTGAGACGCGCAATAACCTACATATCCACGAGCGATTGCTATCTTCGGCGACTGCGAGCTCCACCCACCGTTGCGCCTAATGTATGCAGCACAAGCGGCGAGCAACACATAATTGTGGATGCGAAGGCCCGTTTTCATTTCCAAAATGCGGTCGAGACACCGATACGTCGCTGGAATTTCAGAAACAAAGTTCCTGACCCTGTTCGTAACATTCGGGGCCGACTTAAAAATGTCAGCAATATCCAATGAACCTTCTTTGAAAAACCTGACAATAAAATCGCCCCAGTCAATAATCATTGAGGACTGTAAGACGAAATTCTCGTACTCGTCAATATCAAATCTGGTGCCAAAAACGTGGTTGAGGTAGACTGATCGGAAAATTTCCGGGTAAGCCGCGCGAAGAACCTTCCAATTCTTCCGCTTGTTTGTCTTAGGGTTAGAATAATCACGCATGTACCTGCAAGCGCTCGCAATACCACAGCAATAAGTGTAGAGTGCCACGGATGCGAAGCAAGCGTACAAAGCAATGACAAACCCAAACGAGGGGATCGCCCCATAAAGAGGCGCCATAAGGCTAACCATCACAAATTTCTCATAATGGTTAAACTTTTGCCAACGAATGAGCACATTATGCACGTCACGAAGTATTATGGC